CTGCAACAATGTTTGTCATAAGGCTATATTATATTATGTTGAGTGAATTAACAAAAGGTGAAAAAGACTGAAAAGGTAGAGGTGTGGATGAGGTAGCTCACTCACACCTTCTAACCCTGTATCAATCAGTTTGTTAGAGCTATGTATGTAAACATAAAGAAGAAAAAACCCGTTGGTTATTCACGAAGGCGGGTTGACCTCCGAGCACACTGCACCTATCGGTGAGCCTGCCGACAACACAGCGATTAACGTTTGAGTGAGAGCCACTTAAGCATAATCTCTTCACCTGTTTCGGGGTTAACGAACGGACGTTCAGTAACAGCGAACTGTGAAGGGTCAAGAGTGATGACTGTGTCTACATCAACCTTCACACTGTCAGCCTTAACTGCAGCATAATAGGTCTCTGACTGACGCATTGTGCCAAGCACTGTCTCAATCTCAACTCTGTGTTGCATTTTGACGATACGATTACCATTGCTGGTGATATCGCCAACCTTTACGATAGTAAAGTCCATAGCAACTGTGACGGGGACACTCCCAACGCCAAAACTTAGTGGGGGTCCTATTGTAGGTCCTCAGTACGAGCGTGTTACAGAAAAATTTTTTATTTTTTCCAAAAAATCAAATTTTCTTTGGGGGTTATTCTTAAAATAAGTATCTTTACAAAATAAACTTAAATTATTAAAATATGCCTTACAAAACACCTTATTCAGAATGGTCTGAAGAAAGAAAGATCAGACACAGAAATAATACAAAAAGATGGAAAAAAGCTCATAGAGATAAACATCTTGAATTCAAAAAGAAATATTATCGAACTCATAAAGAACAATGGAAACATAATTATAAATATAAGATCGGATTGAAATATGGAGTTACAGAAGAAGAATTTAATAGAATGAGAACAGAACAAGAGTTTAAATGTAAGATTTGTGGAAAACATGAGAATGATCAAGTAAGAAGATTATCTCTTGATCATGATCATAAAACCGGAGAAATAAGAGGATTGCTTTGTGATAATTGTAATGTTGGATTAGGAAACTTTCAAGACAATCCAGAAATTTTACAATCTGCCATAAATTATCTTCAGAAAAATTTTGAAAACTTCTCTGATTGTCATATATTTGTATCCGAAGAAGAAACTAAATCAAATAAATATGATAGGCTTAATTGAATCAACAGAGAAGTTGTTCGCAGAAGCTCTTGCGACAATGAAGAAGAAGAATGCTGACTATGCAGGAGATTCTGATTCTATGAAGAATTTTCAGATATCAGCACAAGTTGCTAACGTTAAAATGTCACAAGGTATTCTGACAAGATTGACAGATAAGACGACAAAGATAGGGAATTTGATAGTAAAAGAAGGTGCTGTCAAAGAGGAGTCGATATTTGACACTGTACAGGATCTTATTAATTGTGCAGCTATCCTGCACTATGCTCTTCAGATGGAACGTAGAGAAGCTACTTACAGGATTGATGAGAAGGTGAGTATAGAAGAACTACAGAAAAGATATATTGCCGGAATTGATCCTATAACAGGTCAGGATGTGATTTTCGAGAGAAAATAAAATCGCACAAAGAAAAAAGATAATGCCAAACTTAAAAAGTAATCATAGAGAACAGTTAGTATATAAGAAATATACTGATTTGGGATATGAATGTTTGACTAAAGGATATCCTGATTTCTGTTTCTATAACGGAGATAAAGTTATTTTTGTTGAAGTTAAGAAGAAGGAACAGATGTACACTATGAAGAAAGGACTTGCGAAACATCAACAGAAAATGATCAATATTTTTAAAGGTCTTGGATTAGACGTTAGAATTGAGTATATTGAGTGAAATATCTAAAGTAAAACGTGAACACAAAGAAAGGTAGCACCAAAGAAAAAGGTGGGTGTTTTTAATTACAAGAATTAAATTCACTGCGTTCAGCTGCGAAGTTAATTAAAATATTTGACATTTCCAAATCTTTTAAAATATTTCTGAAAACATTTGCATATTAAAGAAAAGGGTTGTATATTTGTAATGCCTATTAATTGGTTAGACAATTAATCATTTACACATTTCTCTGTAACAAACCCCTGCGTCCTGTGGGGGTTTTTACATTTCCCGGTGCTCATGTTTTGTAGAGGGTGGAAATAAACTATGGAAAAAATTTTGTTTGTATAATAAAATATATTACTTTTGTCAAAACAGAATAGGGATGAAGAAAATAACAGAGATCATTGGTTCAGTTGACGAAGTATATCTTGACAAGCTTATCTACCTTGACAGGCTTCTTAAACTGTACGCAAAGTTTATGAAGGACTACCATGACGCTTATGTAAGAGTGGATGGTGAGAAGATCTTCGTGAGGTTCTCAAAGATCAACAACTACGGGTACATGAACTGGACCGAGAGAGAGTTTACGGTTGAGGAACTTCCTGAGAGGATCAATAAGTACAGGGAGAAGATAAAGTATGAATTCAAGAACCGTCATGCCAATACCCGTCTGCTTCGTGAGAAGGAAATCATCAAATGGAAAAAAATCATAGAAGATGCCAAAATTCAAATGTCAGAATGAGAAGTGTGAAAGCTTCGGTAAGGAAGAATATCATCCAAGGATATGTTATACTTGGAATGAGAAGTTAATGAGGTTTGAGTGCGAACACAGTTTCTGCCCTGTATGCGGAGAGTTCAGAGAACCCGTAAAGGAGTATGCAGGATTTACGGAAGCGTGGTTTAAGGCTGAGTCAAGCCGGAATTACAATAACAAGACAGTTAAACAACACGATTGGGATCGTGATGCCGTAAAACAGACAGACCTTAAAATCAGTAAGAAATAACCATTAAATTTAATAATATGAAAGAAGAAGAAGTAATCAATGAAGAGGTGAAGAATGAAGAAGCTCCTGAACAGAGAATTCCTACACAGGAAGAAATAAGGAGAATGAGAAAACAAGCTGCACTGGATCTTGCAGAGTACAAGAAAAGGCTCAGGGAATCTGTTGAAATGAAAAGACTGCAGGTTGAAGAACTTGAACTGAATATCAAGTACTACCATGTAAGACAGGAGCACAAGAAAGTTCAGTTGCTGATTCAGGAAGAAGAAGCAAAGGAACGTGCCGAAATGCAGAAAGCAAAACAAGTTGCTGAAAAAAGAGCAGCAAAGCTTGAGGTTGTGAAAACAGGGAAACCGAGAACCGAAGAAGAAATTGAGAAGGCTAAAGAAGAAGTTCAATAACTTTCATTATATTTGTAAATGGAAGTAAGAGTACTGGAACACAGAGAAAGCGAATTCGTTGAGCGTCTGAAAACGACGCTTAACGAAGCTTTCAATCCTATCGGAATGAGCTTCGATATAAATTATTTTATAGGAGAAAGTACTGCAAACAAAGGCAAGCTCCTTTGTTTTATTATACAATGCTCAAAGACAGGAATCATATATGAGAAAATAATTGAGATGAAACCTCATGAAACTCCAATGGATGTTGAGGATAATTTTGTCGATATGATCGTTGGTGAATTGCTCCTTTCGGGAGTGACTTTCTTGAACATTGAAAAGATACGCACGTTTAATCCCCTGTTTAATAAGCAGAAGTTAAAAGAGCAAATAAAAATGAACTAATGGTTTTTAACATAAATACAAATCCTGAAAAATATTTTCATCAGCTTATAGAGATATTAAGGGTCTTTGCACCATTCAACACTTTAAGAAAGAGACAACGAGAAGTATTTGCAGAGATTTTGTACTATACTCATAAGTTTTCAGGTAAGGACGACGAAGTAACAAACCGACTGGTGTTTGACTTCAAAACAAGAGAGGAGATCTCAGAAAAATTAAAGATATCAAAAGCGAATCTTTACAATATATATAAGGAACTAAGGCAAGCCGGATTGTTACTGAAAGAGAAAGATGAAATTAATCCAAAATTTAAATATACCTACCTACAACATCCTGAGATTGGATTTAGATTCAAGTCGGAAGACGTTGTACAGTAGAATATACGAAGGATCTGTTGACGAAGTTGTAAACTGGGCAATAGACCTTTCTGTATTAATGAAAAAATGGGTGAAGGACCATCCTTTGTATGAATACGAGATGGTAGTGGAGGATACTAAACTTTATTTAACATTATTTAAAAACAGATCAGGAAATGGGAAAACCGATCCACGAATACGACTCTGAGGGTCGTTATGTAAAATCTTTTAATTCGATTATTGAAGCTGCAAGAGCACACGGAGTTGATGAATCTAACTTACGAAGAGCTGCGATGGGAATAAGAAACATGTCAGCAAACTGCAGATGGAGTTATCATAAAGTAGATCTTCTTGACGAATTGGGGGTAATTGATAATTTCATAACGGATATGGGAATTAATCCTAATGAAGTTGTCAAAACAAGAATTCATCAGAATGCATCCGGGGAAGAAAGAATTTCCGTAGAGACTGTAAAAAAGTCTACGATAGAAGATGTCAGAACGGATATGATGATTGGAAAATTAAAGCAATTACAGAGAAAAACAGATGAGACAAGAGTTTTAAGAAAAGAGTTCAGGGAACACTCAAGAGTGGAAAATGCACTCACTGCACTCAACGAAGCTCTTGTTGAATTATTGACAAATCAGACGTTCAAGCCTGTTACCTACGAGCATCCTGAAGAGGAAGGACCTGTACTGATAGTGCAGGTTACCGACACGCATTTCAATGAGCTTGTGACACTTCCGGATAATTTATTTAATTTTGTCGTTGGTGCGAAAAGATTACAGAAATATGCCGGAAAAATTCGTAAATTTGCAGAGATTTATAAGGTAAAGAATATTGTGCTGGCATTTACTGGTGACATCATCAATTCTGATCGCAGATTGGATGAGATGCTGAATCAGTCAACAAACAGAATGAAAGCTGCTATTATCGCCACACAGATTCTTTATCATTTTATACAGGACATCAATCGTTCTGCAAACATAAAGATCGTAGGGGTCAGTGGAAATGAATCACGAGTAAAGATCGAACATGGGATGAGTGAAATAGCCATGAGCGATAATTACGATTACCTTGTGTATAATATGTTGAAACTTCTTTTCGCTAAGGCGAAAGGCATTTCTTTTGTAGATGGTGATCCCGTAGAACAAGTAATTAACGTTAATAATTCTAATATTCTGATTACACATGGTACAACTATTAAAGAAGGTCAGGCTGCAATGCAGCAAGTTTTTGGGAAATATGCAGCGAAGGGGATTCTACTCGACTATGCTATCTTTGGGCACGTTCATTTTACTAACATCACTGATATATATTGTCGTTCTGGTAGTATTGTGGGTAACAATGTTTATAGTGACCGTTATCTCAACCTTATCACGAAAGCTTCGCAAGTTATTCATGTCGTGGAAAAAGACGGATCAATCGACACAACAAAAATAAGTCTTCAGTATACGGACAAATATCCGGGATACGATATCAAAGATGATCTTACGGCTTATAATTCGCTGCTTACAAATAATGTGAGAGAGAGGGAAACTATTGTACAAATTGTAATATAATGAAAGCAAGAAAAGGGTTATGTCTTCGTTGTGAGACTGTTGGGAGAAAGCCAGAAGAAGCAAAACATAAGATTGAAATTAATGATACAGTTGAATATGTTTGTGACAAGTGTATGGATGAGATTGATACAGAAATAGTTGAAATGTATGAGATCAAAGAGGACGAGGACACACCTTGAGAATCTTGCAAGAAAGTACGAACTTCGGCTATCTCAGGTGGAGGAGATAGTCGAATCTCCGTTTAAGTTTTTTGTTAAGATTGCAGGAGAAGGAGATAAAGAGAATCTCAAATTTGGTTCTGTAAGAATAATCAAATGGGGGTTATTCTCTGTAAAAGAAGGACGTAAAGAATATTTTAAAAAAATAGCTGATGATAGAAAAACATCTGACAATTAAGAGAGAACATACGAGAGATTATGAAATAGTTACCAGAGAAGTTATGATAAATACGATAAAACTTTTCGGATTTACTATTTCTAAACGAAGTTCAATTGTGATTAACAATAATCTCAACGGTACAGCAAAAAAAGCTATTGGACTAAGACAACCTAAAGATGAAAAACCTGATTGAACTGTCAAATAATGTCTTATCTATTCAACCTGAAGCTCTGCAGATTAAGGAATTCAGAAATTTGTGGAACAGGGATAAGAGTAAGACTAAAGACAAGGCGTTAAAGGATCTTGCTTATATATACTATTCGACTGATTTCCAGTCGATTTATAGGAATTACCATCCTGATACAAGAGAATCCAAGATCAAACTTGATATCTATGGCGACAGGGAATATTCTATAGACATGGCAGTTGTAGAAGGACAGAATAAATATAAGGAGTTACAAACTACTCTTTCTATGGAACTTTTGTCCGATGCTGAAGCAGGTATAGATAAACTAAGAATTTATTTTCAGAATGTGGATTTCACTGCAGATGAAGAAGGAAGAGCAGCAAAGAATTTTATTGCTAACGTAAAACAGCTTGGCGATCTTGTAAAAGGATTGAAACTTCTGAGAGAAGAAGTTGAGAAAGAACTCTCCGATCAGATGCAACTCAGAGGAGGATCAACAATAGGTAAACGAGAATTGCCACCAGATAGGAGGGGTTAATGGGAGAACATCATGGGACATGTACAAAATGCGGATGTTATTTTTCTGATGGAAATCATCAGTTTATTTGTAATAAATGTGTAGAAGAGGAGAAGATAATTATGACAATTGAATATAAATGTATGGTATGTGGGAAAGAATATTCAGCAGGTAATATTCCTACAATAGGAAAAGCTGACGGATGTTGTACACCCGGCTCATTAATAGAAATTAAGAAATGAGTAATATTATAGTTGCACAACCTTGGGAAGGAGTACCTAATCCAATACGTAATACAGGTCAGGAGTATCTTAAATTCCTGAATACAGGAGTATTTCAGGAAGAAGGTAGAAATTTCTTACGTCGTGGATATTATACTAATGCTCCATTTGGATCAAAAGATTATAATGATTACTGGGACGAACAGGAGAAACGTGTTATTAATGGGTATTCTGTTGGTGGAGTGAGAGTTACAGGAAGGCATTATTTCTACCTTAACTTTTGTCTTATTAAAGCAAGACCTATTGATCCTATAACAGGTGCTGAGAAGGAGGGTGAGAACCGAAAGATCATTACCCTTCCGAGATTCTTGGATCATAATTTCTACTGGTTTCATGAATTTGAGAAATGTGCAGCTGAAGGACCTTGGAAGAATCACCCCAAGAAGGGAATGATTATTGCCAAGAGTCGTAGGAAAGGATTTACCTATCAGGTAACAGGGGGAGTCTATGGTTACAATTTCAATTTCATTCCTGCATCAATGAATATTCTTGCAGCATATGAGAAAGGTCACTATAAAGTAACTCTTGACGGTATTCATCATACCATAAATCACGTTAACAGGATTACAGACTGGGGTAAAAAACAAGGAAAACTCTCTAAAAGAGACCATTTCAGAGCCTCTTTTGTGATCAAAAATCCATATACAGGAATTGAGATTGAAGATGGTTATATGTCTGAAATACAGGCTGTTTCCTTCAAAGATAACCCTTTTAAGTCTATCGGGGAATCAACTGACCTTATGGGATTTGAAGAAGCAGGTAAATTTGAGCATCTTCTGACTGCTTACACCATATCAGAACCTACATTCCGTGATGGAGACATCATGACAGGCATCCCTCTTATCTGGGGAACTGGTGGTGATATGGAAAAAGGTACGAGAGACTTTGCTGAAATGTTCTATGATCCTGAACCTTATGGACTTATGGCATATGAGAACATTTATGATGAGAACGCCACAGGAGATTGCGGATGGTTTATAGATGATATGTGGTACTATCCCGGCTCAGTCATTAAAACATACTATGTAGATGGTAAGGAGACAACTGAAGTTCTCCCCTTCGTTGATCAGGAAGGTAACTCAATGAGAGTTATTGCCGAACAGTCTCTTGATGAGAAGAGAATGAAGAGAAGAAGAGGGTCACGTTCTGCTTATAATAAGTTCGTTACCCAACAGCCTAAGAATCCGGCAGAAGCTTTCTTAAGAGTACAGGGTACAATGTTCGATACAATCAGGGCATCTGCAAGACTTTCTATGATTGAGACTAATAAAAAGACATATGTCGACAGCATTTGGAAAGCTAACCTTGTTGTCGATCCGGCAGGAAACAAAATTAAATTTGAATATAATGAAACAGACCCACCACTCTACGATTTCCCAATTAAAAGCAACAAGCACAAAGGAGTTATTGAAATCTACGAGATGCCAGTTACTAATGAGCTTGGCGAAGCTCCTTTTGGACGTTACATTGCTGGTATTGACACTTACGATGACGATGAATCTACAACAAACTCTGTTGGTTCTATTCTTGTGCTTGATCTCCTTACTGATAGGATTGTTTGCCATTACAAAGGACGACCAGAAACAGCTGACAAATTCTTTGAAACGGTTCGGAAGATTCTTAAATTCTATAATGCAGTAGGTAATTACGAACGTAACAAGAAGGGTCTCTATGGTTACTTCTACAATAAGAACAACTTACATTTGCTTGTTGATGAGCCTGAAATACTTAGGGACAAGGGAATAAGCAAGTCCAATACTTTCGGTAATAACTCCAAAGGTACAATGGCTTCTCCTGCAGTTAATATGTACGGTCTCCAACGTTCGCTGGAATGGATGAGCAGTCCTGCGTACGGAGAACCTGAAGAATCTGAGATTATAAATCTTGATAAGATAAGATCCATACCTCTTCTTAAAGAGACTATCGGATGGAATCCTGATGATAACTTTGATGATATTTCTGCTCTTGGTATGTTAATGATACTCAGGGAAGACAGGCTGAACTTCAGAGATAAGATAAATAAGAGTAAAGTGAAGACTGTTACTGGCGATGACTTCTTCAACCGTCATTTAGGAGAAGGTGGAAAAAGCTATAGTAATAAAAAAATAATGGATTTTCTTAGGACAGAAAATAAAAATAGTAACTAAATTTACACAAACTTTGCAAAGTTAATAAAAAATGATAGGAAACATTGTAAAAAAATCACCTCATTTTCCTTTTCAAAAAAGAAGTACCTCTTCTAAAGGAAAAGATTTCGTGGTGGAATGCATAGAAGCTGCAATTCATTCAACGTATATGACTACCAATGATATCCTTCAATCAAAGAAGGATATGGCTGTAAACTACAATCTACGTGCAGATATACTTGATGAGAGAGATGTTGAGAAAGCGATAAATCCTTGGGGAATCAAGGGTGCAACGTTCCCAGCGAAAATGCAGAATTATCCGATAGCCAATCCTAAGATTGATCTGCTGTTGGGAGAAGAATCAAAAAGACGTTTTGACTGGAGGGTAACAGTTGTTAACCCGGATGCAGTTTCTGAGAAAGAAACGATGATTGCAGATATGATGAAACGTACTGTGGCAGAAGCAGTTGTAGCTAAAGACTATGATGAAGAAAAGCTTGCTGCTGAATTACAGAAACTACAAAAGTTTTCTAAATATGAAGCTCAGGACCTCAGGGAGAGAAGAGCCACTCATTATCTCCAGTATCTCTGGAAAGAACAGGAATTAAAGATTAAATTTAACAGGGGATTTGAAGATGCTCTTGTAGCAGGCGTTGAGATTTATCACGTTGATATAGTTGGAGGAGAACCTGTCGTTCGTAAATGCGATCCTCTTTCAGTCACTCTTGTAAGAGGCGGGAGTAGCTACATGGTTGAGGATGCTGATATTATTATTGAAGATACTTACCAGCCTATACGATGGGTTATTGATAATTACTATGATTATCTTTCGTCAGCTGAGATTGACAGGATTGAACGTGGTTACATTGGAACTGCAAAAAACGATCTTATAAATTACCAGTTTGGACAACCTGTACAGAATCCTTTAAGGATTGCTGCTACTACAGACGAAGGAGAAATCACTGCTTATTCAATGATTGATCTTGACTCTTATAGTCAGAATAACGTTGCTGCTTACGATGACAATGGAAACGTCAGAGTGGTTAAAGTCGTTTGGGTTTCGATGAGAAAGGTGGGAGAAGTCAAATGGTACGATGAAGAAGGTATCCTGCAAAAGAAACTTGTTGATGAAAATTATGTTCCTGATGAGGCTCTGGGAGAAAAAGTCGAATGGTTCTGGGTCAATGAATGGTGGGAAGGAACAAGAATAGCTGAAGACATATATGTTAAGTTCGGTCCACGTCCGATACAATTCCGCAGAATGGGTAACAAATCCATAGGTGGATCAGGATATGTAGGAACTATTTACAATACAAACACATCTCAGTCCAGATCACTTATGGACAGGATGAAGCCTTATCAATACCTATATAATATATTCATGTACAGAACGGAACTTGCTTTTGCGAAGAGTAAAGGTAAGATTGCTACGCTTGATACATCAAGAGTTCCCGATGAGTGGACTATGGATAAGTGGATGTATTATGCAGAAATACTTGGTTGGGCAGTTGAAGATCCGTTCAAGGAAGGTAATAAAGGTGCTGCTACAGGAAAACTTGCAGGGATGATGAATCAGAACAGCAGGGTTCTTGACCTTGAGATGGGTAATTATATACAGCAACACATCATGATGCTTGAGTATATCAAGCAGGAACTTGGTGAAATTGCAGGTGTTACACAACAACGTCAGGGTATGATTGACAATCGTGAGACACTTGGTGGTGTGGAACGCTCTGTAACTCAGTCATCTCATATTACCGAGAAATGGTTTATGATGCATGATAATACTAAACTGCGTGTGATTGAAACTNTCCTTGAGACTGCGAAATATGCTTGGAGAAATAAAGATAACGAAAAGCTTCAGTATATATCAGATGAAATGTCATCTGTCATAACAGAACTTGATGGAGGACTTTTCAACGAAGCCGATTATGGTATCATGATCAGTAACTCAACCAATGATGCTGAACTTATACAGGCAATGAAGCAACTTGCTCAGGCAGGTCTTCAGAATGATAAGATCAATTTCAGTGGTCTGATGGATATATACTTATCTGAATCAATGAGTTCTATGAGACGTAAAATTGAACAGTATGAGGAAGAAGCTCTACAAAGACAGGAACAGCAGATGCAAGCTCAGAATGATGCTGTTCGTGAGGCTGCTCAAATTGAGGCTCAGGATAATGAAGCTGAACGTGAGCAGAGATATCAAGAGAAAATACTTGATGCTGAGACGAAAATAACAGTTGCAAACATAAATGCTGCAGCTGGTCAGCAGGGTGAAGGAGATAATGGTGAGTCGAGCAAAATAATGTTAGACAAGCTAAAGCAGGATTGGAATAAGTTTGAAAAGGAACTTAAACTGAAGGATAAGGAACTGAAAGAAAAAGAACGTCATAACAGACGAACAGAACAGATAGCAAATAAAAAAGCTATACCAAATAAAAAATAACATCTAATAATTTGTATTAGAATTTTTCTAAGTATATTTTTGTAAACATTAAAGGAGAAGAAACAAATGGCAAACGAAAAGAGAGACGAACTTTTCGGTATCAATCTCGGTGAAGGGATGATTGAGATACCGGATAAAGACGAAACTCCTGTATCAGGTAAGGGAGAAACGGGAAAAGAAACAAAGAAAGAACCTGAAAAGATTGATGACAATGTTCTTTTAAATGACGATGGATCTTTCGAGATCAACGAATTTAAAGAAACAAAAGAAAAAGATAAAGCTTCGGACGAAGAGGAAGAAGCAGCGATCATTGAAAAAGCTGAAGTTAAGAAAGGTAAGACTCCCTCCGACGGTGGTTCGAGCGACTCTTCTCCTTCTTCTTCACCATATTTAGCCTTCGCAAAGGACAGAGCCAGTGAGGGGGTCTTACTTGACTTTAGCGACGAAGACTGGCAGGAATTGGTGGAGAGAAATGACGGAGACGAAGCTCAGGCTCTTCGAGAATTACATCAACTGTCTGTATCTCAAATGATAAAGACAGGTGTTGAAAGGTTCAAAGAGTCGCTTACACCTGAAGAAAAGCTTCTTTATGAAGCTAAGGAAAAAGGTCTTCCTGTTGATAAATATTCAATTGCAAAACGAAATCAGAGTAAATATGAAAAGATTACTCCTGATCAGTTAAAAGAGAATGTGAATCTGCAAGAAGAAGTGGTTACCAAGTTTCTTGAATTAAGAGGTTATTCTTCTGAAGAAATAAAAGAAGAAATCGAAGGATACAAGGCACTTGACAATCTTGGAGTTAAAGCAGCGAAAGCTCTTGAAGTCGTTCCCAAAGCCTACGAAAAGCAGGTAAAGGAGATGGAGACAGAAGCAGTAGCTGCAGATCAGGCTGCAAAGAATAAGATCAGACAGCGTGTTGCAAAGATGAAATCTTTGGTTGAAAACACTCCTGAAATTATTCCCGGCATTAAACTGACAAAACCGATAAGAGAGAAAATCATGGAGTCAATGACAGTCCCTGTAGCACAGGATAAACAAGGTAATCCGCTTAATCCTGTAATGGCAACGAGGATGAAAAATCCAGAAGGTTTCGAGATGCTGATACATTACTACCATCAGCTCGGACTGTTCAATATTGACGATAGCGGAAAGATTACTCCCGACTTCAGTAAGATTTCAAAGATCGAAAAAACAAAAGCGGTTGACTCTATGAGGAGTGCGTTTGAAAGTAAAGAGAACACATCTACAAGCAGAGCAGCAAAACCGAAAACAGAAGATGACGATTTGGATGCATTTGAAAAAGCGTTCAGAAGATTATAATAAACAAATATTAACAACCCTTTTAAAATGGTTAAAAAATGAGAATTTCACCTTTTCAACTTTATGAATCAGAGGACATAACAGGTCTGGTAACTAAGTCTCACTTAGGTTACAGGTTTGGTATTGAACCTCAACAAGCGTCTAAAGTTGCTACTATGATTCATCAGGCGAATCTTGGTGCAACTGTCAACGCATATCTTAATCAATTTCCTACAGTAACATTCCAGACTGATGATGATTTCACATGGGATATTACAACTAATGGAAAGAAAAACATTCCTCTTGCAAGAGCAGAGGTAACTCTTGGTACAGCACTTACTGCAGCAGATAAGGCTGGACATAACTACTCAGAATTCTATCTGTATTTCTGGGAAGCTTACTTCACAGACGTTAACCTTATCGTAGGTGAACGTAATGAAGTGTATCCTATTCAGGTACTTGAAGATCCTGTAAACGTTGGTGGTCTGTGGAGATACAGAGTACGCCTGCTTACAGGTAACCCGAACCTCTTCGTTCCGTTTGAAGAACTGGCTGCTGGAAAACGTTTCAGCAAGGACTTCTCACCAGTTGAGAAAGAACTGTCAGTTAAAGGTGGTGGTGTACATTACACGTTCCCTTACAAAATGATGAATGCATTTACGATGATTCGTATGCAGGATACCATTCCGGGGAATATGATTGAAAGACCTGTTAAATTCTCTTGGATTGATCCTCAGAGCAAGAAACTCATGACAACATGGATGGACTACCGTTCATATGAGCTTGAAATGCAGTATCAGGACGAGATCAACCACATGCTCGTATACGCTACATCAAATAAAACTGATGATGGTAAATATGTACAGCGTGGTAAATCAGGTAGAGTGATCCAGATGGGTGCTGGTATTAAGCAACAGATGGAAGCTGCAAACTATAACACTTATAACGTATTCGATATCAAGAAATTCACTGAAATGCTTCTTGACATGACAGTAGGTAAAGTCGTTATGGGACAACGTGAAGTAACAGTTCTTACGGGTGAATGGGGAATGTATCAATTCCATGAGGCTCTTGAAAGCTACTCAACCCTTTACACTCCTGCACGTGACACCTTCAGAATCTACAATAAAGGTAACACTATGGGATTCAGGGGTCAATTCCTTGAGTATATCGGACCTAACGGTATCAAGGTTAACATCGTTCATGATGCTCTGAAAGATGATTTCGCACGTAACAAAATTTATTATCCCGGAAAACAGGGTCTTGCTGAATCTTATGTATATGACATTCTGAACATGGGTACTTCTGATGGAAGACCTAACGTACAGAAAGTACAACTTGCTAAGTTCGGTGACATTCGTGGTTACGAACCCGGTCTGCGTGATCCTTTCACAATTGGTCAGGTAAACAGAATCATGGCTAATCCTAAAGATGCATGGACAGAGCACAGAGCCTACACAGGTGGAGCTATTGTTTATGATCCTACAAGGACAGCAACATATAAACCGATTATACTTTAATCATTTAAAAATAAGGAGAAGAAAAAATGGCTAAAATAAAAGAAGAAGAAATGATTGAAAAGGGTAAGACGGAAACAGCTAATACAGCATTTCGCTTACCAATAACTAAAGTCCACGTGAAGCCTATACTCCGTAAAGGAGTATGGCTTCCTGAGGGACACTCAGGGCACTTCATGTACGACAATACGAGTATTATTGTACAAGTTCCGATTGACAAGTTCACAGGAAGACTGAAGAACCCTTTGACAAAAGATGAACAAACGTTCTTTGAAACAAGTGCTGGTCTTGATCTTAAATCCGGAGATCTGAATCCTTATAAGAAAGATGATAATTTCTGGACTGATTTCAGGGTAAGAATCAGGAAAAGTGATAGTATCGTAAGTGACAAAACAGTTCTTATGACTCTCGATCTTAGTGACCCGATACAGTATCTGCAATATAAAGTGTTGTTACTCAACGCTACTCCTGAGGGAGGTATTGTAGCACCAAGTTGGGAGACAAGAGAAGATAGCGGAACTTATAAAGTTGCTCTGGTTCATGAAGGTCAGCAACATGCAGATAAGGTTAAAAAGGCAGACAAGATGAAACTTGCTTATAAATATGTAGGTAAGATTGACTCCTCAGAAGAAGCGATGTACGACTTCCTGACAGTCTACTATCTTGAGAATGCTAAGAGTAAGCGTCCATCTGTTGATTCAGGAAAGGATTTCTACTATTCAGAAATTCAGGATCTTATAGATAATGACCTTGATGGTGTTGTTGAAATCATTGAAGATTCAGACAATTACGAATATAAACTGCTTGTTCATAGAGGTTTAAAGATCGGTGCTTTAAAAATGGTTGGTGGTAACAAACTTGAGACTATTGACGGAATTCCAATTGGTAACAGCCTTTATCAGGCAATACAATGGTTCAAAGACGATAGACATCAGGATGAATATTTAAGACTGAAAAATCAGATTGAGCTTGCTAAATAATGACAGCACAACAAATGAAATACGAGTTCGACGTTGGTTATGATCGCATAACCAACTTCGACGCTCCCGGATATAATGAGAAAGAAATTTCTACCTTCCTTACTAAGGCTCAGGAACAATTAGTTCTTGAGCTTTACAGGGGTGGAAATCATTATAAAGAGGACTTCAAGAAGAGTCTTAATATGCTGAAGGAAGTTCAGAGTATTATAATCTTTGCAGCAGGTCCTTATCCTATGTCATTTGTAGGCGATCTTTCTGCAAATGTTCTTGTAGTTCATAATGAAGTAGCTGAATTAACAACAAATGCTTCTCATGAATATTCTTCAGGAACATTTACTAATGTTCAGGTAAAACCAATAGATGATGACTTTTATCATCTTAATAAAAAGAATCCTTTTAAAAAACCATCAGTAAAGAACGATCTGATCTGGAGACTTGATTACCACACTACTACAACAAAACAACACGTTTATGTGATAGAAGAGAATTCTACTCTTACAAGAGTCAGAGTTCATTATTACAAAAAACCTTCTCCTATCATAATTGCTTGGGCAAATTATGTAGTTGGAGACGGAAGCATAGACGGAATAAACTGGTCAACGTATACGGCATCCAGTTTGGATTGTACACTTGATCCAATTACCCACAGGGATATAGTGGATAGAGCAATAACGCTTGCATATGCAGCGATACAAGACGATAAAGGTTATCAGATCAATGCCGCACAAGAACAACAAAAGAAACAGTAATTTTAATTTAATAGAAAATGAAATCAAGAAAACTCACAAAAGATAATCACACTACAGGTCTGAATTCCGGAGCTGATGCAGTGATTGTTCGTGGAAAACATTTTAATGATCTGCTTGATGATTTTAATGCTCATATACCAGTTGATGGTGCAGGTAGATTTGAATATATTCTTCCTTATGAAGAGGATGGAACTGTTCAGATAGTAGGTCAGGCA